GTCCAGTAACAGAAGGTCAAGTGTGGTATAACACGACTTCAAATACTGCTAAGGTTCAAGGTTATCAAGCAGCAGTTTGGTCTACAAGTGGGAATTTTAATACAACTGCTGATGGTAGATCAGGAGCTGGAACACAAACTGCTGGTTTAGTTTTTTTAGGAAGAGTAGCTCCATATCCCTTAGGTGGTCCTGAGACAACAAATAATGAACAATACGATGGAACATCTTGGACTGAAGTTAATAATTTAAGTACTAGAAGAACAGGTGCATTTGGTGGAGGAACTCAAACAGCTGCAGTTGCAGCAGGAGGATATACTGGCTCCCCTTCTGTATCTATAGATACTACAGAAAATTATGATGGAACTAATTGGACAACAGGTGGTTCACTTAATACAGGAAGAGCATATAGTTATGTTATGGTAGGAACTCAGGGTGCTGGAATGATTAGTGGTGGATACAGACAACAAACTGGATCTGGAATAAATTCAACTGAATTATATGATGGTTCAGCTTGGACTACAGCTAATGCTTTTTCTACTTCAAATGCATATGCTAGAGCAATGTTTGGAGCAGCTCAAACAGCGGCTATTGCTACTACTGGATATACATATCCAGGTCCAGGAGTTCTTGCTACAACTGAAAGTTGGGATGGAACTTGTTGGACTGGTACTACAATCTATCCTCTTAGTAGTAGTTCTGTTTCAGGCTTTGGAACTCAAACATCAGGTCTTGTAGCAGGTGGAGGAGGGGTAGATGTAAATAATTGGGATGGAACTTCTTGGACAGCAGATACTTCTTTACCAGCTACAAGAGAAAGGTCAGCTGTAGGTACTTTTGGAACAAGTTCAGCTGGATTTATTACAGGGGGTAATGTTGGAGGAACACCATACAGTAAAAATACTTTAAACTGGAATGGGGCAGGACCAGTAACAAAAACAATAACAACAAGTTAAAAAATTATGGCAACTTATAAAAATATAAACGGAACAAATATACCAATAAGAGCAAGTGATCCTAGTAATCCTATTCTAGGAGAAATTTGGTATAATACAACTTCAAATTCTTTAAAAGGGTTGGGTTATCAAGCAGCAGTGTGGACTACATCTGGTGCTTTGAATACGGCTAGATCACGATCAACTTCTTTTGGAACACAAACAGATGCGGTAATAACATCTGGTGGAGGCCCTGTAAGACCTGCTACTGAAGAATACAATGGATCTACTTGGACTACTAGTCCAGGCACAAGAGCAACATCGGTTTGGGAATCAGGTTCATTGGGAGCTAATTCTTCTGCAGGATTGGCGTTTGGTGGAGAACCTGCTACAGCTAATGCTGAATCATATAATGGTACAACTTGGACAAGTGCTCCAGCCATACCTACAGCAATGAAAGCAGGAAGAAGTCAAGCTGGAACTTATGCAGCAGGTATGCATAATGGAGGAGGTACTCCAACAGGAACGGGTGGAGACGATGGTAATGGTAATTTTCTTATTTCCAATGATTGGACTGGATCAGCTTGGACAGCTAATCCTAATATGCCGACTGCAAGTGGTGGTGGATCTTGTGGCCCAGCGACAGCTGCATTACAAGCAGGGGGAGGTTATTTACTTTCTCCAGGTTTAGCAACTGCAGAATGGGACGGTACTAGTTGGACTACAGGAATTAATAAAAATTATACAGCAGGTAATAATGTTTCAGGAACAGGGCCAACAAGTGCAATTATTGCGAACCCAGGAGGTGCACCAACAAGTACACAAGCAGAAATTACTGATGGGACTACTTTTACAGTAACAACTAGTTCTAGTAATGCTTATTCATCAAGAGCAGGAGCAGGAACTGCAGCAGTAACTTTTTTAGCAGGAGGAGAACCTCCTGCATATCAAAGTGTAACTGAAAATTTTACAGGAGCAGGACCAGCAATAGTTACTATTTCTAGTAGCTAATTTAAACTTGACTTATAACTTTAAATGGTTATATTAAACTTATTCAATGAAAGGAATAAACAATGACTGAAAAAAGAAACATACAAGAACTTGTAGAAAAAGAATCCGATAATTTACACAACATCCTAGATCCAAATGATGTTAAAGATTTTAAAGAATTAACAGGAGAGTTAAGAGACACTTGGACTAAGAAACAAATTTTTAGAACTGAAACAGAAATGAGATTTTCAGTTTTAAATGATATGAAATACCCAACTCCAGCTTCTAAATATTGGCAGTGTGTTAGAGAACAGAATGTTTATTTAGAAAACTTAATGACTCTATCTTTTGAATACAGAAGAAATGAAGTTAAAATAAAAAGATTAGAAAAAAAATTACTTACAGAAGAAGACGCTTTAAAGAAAGAACTTTATCAAATTGATATAGATGAAAAAAATTTCTCAAAAGCAAGTATGCAATTAACTGCAAGAGATAGAATGCGAGAGATTAAATTATGGTCTAAACTTAAAAAAGAAGCTGATGATGGAACTTTTGATAAAGAAGATGTAAATACTCATCAATTAGAATCATACCATAAAATAATGATTAATAGAAAAGATACTTTAACTCCTGGATCAAGTCAACCAGAAGTGTTTAATGTATTGGGTCAATTACAAACTATTGAAAGAGTTAAAAAAGAAAGAGGACAAATTGAACATACCAAAAGAGAAGCTTTATCTCAGGAATCGAAACTTGGAGCAAAACCCGAGTAATCAAAAACAATCTCCACTTTATAAAAAAGTAAGAGACCATATTAAAAAAACAGGATATATTATCAATCCATTATTAGTAGTGGAAGATGGAGATAGATATAAAGTTCTCTATGGAAACAATAGATATTTATCAGGACTAGAATTAGGTTTTACAGAATTTCCAATTCAAGTGTTGAAAAATGATGAAGTTTCTACTATAAGAGAAGCAGCAAAAAATTATAAAGAAATAAATCTAGATGAAATTTGATATATGTCCCTTAGGACAAACAGTTTTAAAGTATGAAGTACCCCTTGATGTATTTAATATTATTAATCATGTGTATGAAACAAAATATCCAACACTACCTCCAGCTAATAAGCAATTAGTAGGTAAGATTGAAAAAGAACATTCTTTATTTTATCAAGGTACAGACACTTCAAAGATGCATCATCACAATATGTTACCCAATAATGTATTGCAATGGATTGATGGCGTTATGAGTCATTATCTAGATTTGAATAAAATCAAAGACTATAAAAAATCTTTAAATTCTGTTTGGATTAATCAAATGTTTCAACATGAATATAATCCAGTGCACGTGCACCAGGGTTCTTTGTATACAGGTCTATCAAGTGTTATGATTTTAAAATTACCAGAATCTTTTGGAGTAGAATACTCTTCACCCCAGGATCCTATGAATGGGAAATTACAAATAATGGGTTCAGTATCGGGTCAGTTTGCTACGTGTGATTATTCTCCTAATATTAAAGAAAGAGATTTTTATATCTTTCCATATGATGTTAGACATTGTGTCTATCCTTTTAATGGATCAGGGTATAGAAGAACGTTGTCTGCAAATATGGATGTAGATTATAACCCAATAATGAACAGAGGAAGAGATTAATGTACGAAAATAAAATAATAACAGAACCTAAATGGAAGAGTTGGATTATTCAAACGACAACCCCTTTGTTTACACCCGATCAATGCAATCAAATTATTGCATCGGGTAGAGCACAGAAACCACAGACCGCTCAGGTAGGTATGAATAAACCAGGAGGTGGAACTGATACTAAAAAAAGAGTGACTACTATTAGTTGGATTCCATTTAAAGAAATGGGGCATATGTATCAGGATCTAAATACATTTATACAAAAAGCAAATGAAAATCATTTTGGTTTTGGTGATATAAGAGTTACAGAAAATGCACAATTTACAGAGTACCCTGAAGGAGGGTTCTACGATTGGCATATGGATTGTGATGTGAACATGGAACATGAGCCACCCGTTAGAAAAATATCGATGACACTATTATTAAATGATCCTAAAGAATTTGAAGGGGGTCATTTAGAATTAATGGCTCCAGGAAAGTTTGCAAATCTTAAACAAGGTCATGCAATTTGTTTTGCATCATTTTTAAATCATAGAGTTAATCCAGTTACCAGAGGCATGAGACAATCTCTTGTTGTATGGTTTGGTGGAAAGCCTTTTAGATGATTAGAGAAGAATTTTTCCCCACAAGTGTTTTTGGTAAAGATATACAATTAGATAATGATAAACTAGCACAAGACATTATCAGCTGGTCTAATCAAGATCAGGGAGTACAGAAAACAAATTACAAAGGATGGCATTCTACAACCGACATGGCATCAAAGCCGGAGTATCAATCCTTAGTCAACGAACTAATGATTATGTGTAAAGATATGTTTAAAGAAGAATGGTTAGATAGAGAACCCGTCCTTGGTAATATGTGGGCTAACATAAATCCTAAAGATGGATTAAACCAACCACACATACATCCAAACTCATTGTTTTCTGGAGTGTATTATGTTAAGTCTAATCCTCAAGCAGGAAGATTAAAAATATATGATCCAAGACCTGGAGCACAAATAGTAATGCCTAATAGACGAGAAGGTAAACCCCCTAAACATTTATGGAGGGATGCAAATCTTGATCCTATTCCTGGAAGAATTATAATGTTTCCCGCCTGGTTATGGCATAGTGTTGAACCTAATCAATCTAATGATTTAAGAATATCAGTAAGTTTTAATTTTATACAACATGGCTTTTAATAAATATCAAGTAATCAAAGGTGCGGTTAGTTATGAGTTAGCTAATTTTATATTCAACTACTTCTTACTTAAACGAGATGCGGTTAAGTACATGTATGATAATAATATTACGTATGACACTGGAATGCTTGGAACATGGACCGATGCACAAATACCCAACACCTATTCTCATTATGCTGATCCAGTAATGGAGACTTTGTTAGTTAAAGTACTACCAGTCATGGCCCAGGAAACGGGGCTACAATTAGTCCCCACTTATTCCTATGCAAGAATTTATAAGAATGGAGACACACTTCATAGACACAAAGATAGACCCAGCTGTGAGATATCGACAACGATAAACTTGGGTGGTGAACCGTGGCCCATATTTATAGATGGGACAGGTGCGGATAATGTTATGAATGAAAGACAAAATTTAGTCAAATCTGGTGCTCCAGAAGGCACGAAAGTCCTGCTTGAAGTTGGTGATATGCTAGTATATAGTGGATGTGAATTAGAGCATTGGAGAGAACCTTTTGAAGGAACTACTTGCGGACAAGTATTTCTTCATTATAACCATGTGAATGGTCCTTTTGCAGAAAAGAATAGGTTTGACAAAAGGCCAATGTTAGGTGTTCCACCAATACGGAATACATAAATGGAGTTATATGTTACAAAAATTAGGGTTTTTACCGGGATTCAATAAACAAGTTACATCTACAGGAGCCGAGTCTCAATGGACTGGCGGTGAGAATGTGCGTTTTAGATATGGTACACCTGAAAAAATTGGTGGTTGGAAGCAATTAGGTGATAGTAAACTAACGGGAGTTACTAGAGGCTTACATCATTTTGTTAGTAAAGCATCTATTAAGTACGCAGCTATCGGAACTAATAGAATTTTATATATTTATTCAGGGGGAGTGTACTACGATATACATCCCATTAAAACAGACTTTGGAGTTTTGTCAGGAGCCTTTACTTGTAATTTTACAAGTGGTAGTGCTGCAGTAACTATTACTTTCCCAGGAGGATCTTATACTACAGCAGGAATGTCACAAGGTGATATTTTATTGATGACTGATTTTACTGGTGGAGCAGGAACAGGATTCTCAGCAACAGATTTTGATGATAAAAAATTTATGATTGCTTCAGTTGATAGTACAACTCAAGTTACAATCACAATGCCAAGTAATTCTACAGCGAGTACAACAGGAACATTTAAAGTCCAGTGGTATTACCCAGTGGGACCAGCAGAACAATTAGGAGATTTTGGTTGGGGTATATCTTTATTTGGTGGAAATATTTTAGGAGCATTAACAACTACATTAAATGGTAGTTTAAGTGATAACGCTTTTGGAACAGGAGGAAGTGGAACAACTATTACATTAGCGAGTGTTATCGGCCTTCCAAGTACAGGTACAAATTATATTCAAGTGGGTACTGAAGAAATATCTTACACAGGAGTTACAGCAAGTACTATAACTGGAATTACTAGAGCGGTAAGAGGATCAACAAGAGCAGCACATAGCACCGGCGCTACAGTTACTAATACTTCATCTTACACAGGTTGGGGATCACCGGCCGCTAACACCGATTCTGTATCAGACCCCGGTCAATGGTCCTTGGACAATTTAGGCCAAACTTTAATTGCTTTAATTGTTAATGGGGAATGTTTCGAATGGGATTCAAACGCAGTTAATGCAACAGATAATAGAGCAACAATTATTGCAGGTGCACCAACAGCGTCACGTGATATGTTAGTATCAACACCGGATAGACACTTAGTATTTTTTGGAACAGAAACTACGATTGGGGATCCTACAACCCAAGATGGTATGTTTATAAGATTCTCTTCTCAAGAAAATATTAATGACTACACCCCAACAGCAATCAATAGTGCTGGTACACAGAGATTGGCCGCCGGATCACGGATCGTGGGTGCTAAACTTGGTAGAAATGCAATCTATGTTTGGTCGGACACGTCTTTATTTACAATGAGATTTGTTGGAACTCCATTCACATTTGCTTACGAACAAGTTGGAACTAACTGTGGGTTAATGGGTAAAAATGCAGCGGTTGAAGTAGATGGTACGGCTTACTGGATGTCTGATAATGGTTTCTTTAGATACACCGGTCGATTAGAATCGATGGATTGCCTAGTAGAAGATTACGTTTATGATGATTTAAATACAACTTCTAATGAATTAGTTTATTGTGGAATCAATAACTTGTTTGGTGAGATTACTTGGTTCTATCCAACGTCTACATCAAATAAAAATAATAGATCTGTTACTTATAGTTATTTAGATTCAACAAGAGAAAGACCTATTTGGTTTACTAATGCTAGTACTCTTTATCAAAGAAGTACCTGGGCAGATTCTGCAGTTTTTGGTTTACCTCATGCAAGTAAATATAATGCTAGTGATGATGCGTCTTTCGATGTTGTAGGAAATACAGATGGAATTACAATTTATTTTGAACATGAGACTGGAGTTAATCAACAGGAAGCCGGAGTAGTAGCAGCTGCGATTCCAGCAAGTATTACTTCAGGTGATTATGATATTACACAAAAAGTTGTTCAGGGATCAGCAACTAATATGGCTGACCTTAGAGGTGACGGTGAAAGTATAATGAGAGTGAGTAGAATTATTCCTGACTTTGTTTCTCAAACAGGAAATGCTATTATTCAATTAGATCTTAGAAATTATCCAAATGATGCAGCAGCGAGTTCACCTTTAGGTCCTTTCACTGTAACAAGCAGTACTAAAAAAGTTGACACTCGAGCAAGAGCAAGAGCAGTTGCACTTACTATTTCTAATACAGCAGTAGATAGCAGTTGGAAATTAGGAACTTTTAGATTAGATATACAATCAGGAGGAAGAAGATAATGTCGATTTTAAAATTATTAAGAGATAGACAGATGTATAAACATGGGAAAAGAGTTGGATTCCGTGGCGGCGGAATGGATATGGGTAATGCATCTAACCAAGCACAAAGTGCCAATATGGGAGGAGGCAGTAGTAATAATAACACAGGCGGAGGTAATGATAATAAAGTAGATCCAGGTTTTCAAAATGCATTAAGAACACAATCAATAAGAAATGATATAATTGAAAATCAAAATAATACGGACTATGGTCAATTTTTTGGTAGTGGAGTTCCTACTTTTTCACCTCCTACTTTTGGTCAACAAGTGGGTAATGTATTTGGAGGGATAGGAAATTATATTAAAGGTGGCGGGTTAATTGGTATGGGTATTAGAGGACTTGACAGTTTGTTTGATAAAGTAACTGGACCTAAAGCTACTGAATATGGTAATTTAGATGTACCAGGATATAATATGTTAAACATTGCAGGACCAAAAAGTTATGACTTTGGACCGGAAGGTCAGGGTGGTGGTGATAACCAAGGGATAATGGCTGCATACAATCCTTACACTTTACCTGTAGAAGAAGAAGTTCCGGTATCACAAGAAGAAGAAGATTTTACACAAAGATTTAGAGTAGCTAATAAATTTAGACAAGATAAGCAAGGTCAGTTAGACCCAGCAATTTTAGAAATGATAAGTAAATTATATACATAATGGCAAAAATTGTACAAACATTAACAAGAGCTAGTGAAGAATACCAAGCAGATACAGCGCAGTCTTTGGTTAGAGATTTAGATGCCGTTCTGGAAAAATTAAACACAACGTTTCAAGAAGAATTAAAACAGGAGATAGAAGCTAAGAACTTCTTTTTAAATTAATGGCAGTAGTCAATCAATATAAATTTTATGGAGTAGATAATAGTACGAGTGGGTTAGCATTAACTATGTTTGGTGCCGGTAATCCTTTAGTAAGTGAAACCTATGTTATTAAATCTATTAAAGTTACATCAGCGGCTACACCAGCAGTTACTGTTATGAACAATGCTATCACAACTATTAAAGTTGTAGCACTTACGGCTAATACAACAATGGAATTATTAACTCAACCACTAATAGTAGAAGGTGGAAACACTTTAACAGTTCAGTCAAGTACTAGTGATTCATTTGATGTAGCCATCAGTTACTTAAACATTAAAAAGGAAATAACTACATAATGCAAATACTAACACCCAAAGAAATCATAACGACACTTTCTAATAACAAGACCGGTGAAGTCTATGAGAATGAAGAGGCTTTAAAAGCAGCTAATATAGCAGAAGAGGACATCAGAAGAGACGTCAAGATTATAATGCCAGCTCTTGATTTGTTGTCGGAAACAAAGTAAAGTAGTAAATTCAGGAAAAATATATGTTTGAAAATCAAATAACACAATCCATAGACGCAGGAGCCCCGGATATTACTTATTCAGGTAATGAAGGTCCTAAGTCTCCGCAACAAGAACAGATGATACAACAGCAACAAATGATGGAACAGGAACAAAGAATGATGGCCCCTGTAGATTATTCAAGTCCAGCTTTTAAAATAAAATTAATTGAAGGTTTTATGAGAGACGAGGGATTAGATCTTGGAGCTGCAACTGCAAAAGCAGAGTGGATAATACGTGAAAAATTAAAACCAAGACAAGGTGCTGCCTTTGGTGGAATCATGGGTCTTGATGGAAGAAAACAATATGGTTGGGGAAGTAAAATAAAAGATAGAATTAGAAAATTAATACCAAATGAAGTAGCAAAGGTTGCAGAAGTTGCAGCACCGTTTGTTGCACCGTTTAATCCATTAGCTGCAGGTTTAATGTCGGGTATAGGTGGTTTTGATAGAACAGGTAAAATAGGTTCATCAATTAAATCAGGGTTAATGAATTATGGTATGGGTCAATTAGCTAGAGGTATTGGTGGTGGTATGGATAATTTACAATCAGGATTTAATCCTGCAGGTGGATTTGGTGACGCGACAACATTTGGAAAAGGTTTCTTAAGTAACCCAATGCAAGGTAAAGGGGGGTTAAGTGGATTTTTATCTAAAACGCCAGCAGATAGTGGTGTAAGTAGAAATGTTTATCAGCAATTGGGTGGAGGAGCTGACATGGCTCAAGTAGCTACAAAACCGGGTTTTGTAGAAAGCATTGGAAATAAAATTTCAAGTTTAATTCCTGAAAGCACACTAGGTAAAATAGCTTTAGGTGGGGGTGCCGTGGCTCTTGGAACAGCATTATTGGGTATGGGTCCACAAGAAGTAGAGTCAGCTATCATGAGCCGTGGTGAAGGGTTAGATATCGCAGGTATTAGAGCAGAAGTAACAGAAGCATTTAAAGATCAAACAGGTGAAAAATTATTAGCACTTAGAAGTAAGTATCCTTACCTTGGAACACAAGCATCTAAAAACACAGCGATCATGGCTTATGGTGGAAGAATAAGAAGAGCCGAAGGTGGATTAATGAACCTTGGAGGTATGGAAAAAGATTATAGAGCTGAAGGTGGGTTTGTACCTATTGGAGCTAAAGAAAAAGCTGACGATGTCCCTGCAAGATTAAGTGTAAATGAGTTTGTATTTACTGCAGATGCTGTTAGAAGTGCAGGTGGGGGAGATATAGATAAAGGAGCAGAAGTTATGGAGAGAGTTATGAAAAATTTAGAAGCGGGTGGACAGATATCTGAAGACTCACAAGGCATGCAAGGCGCAAGAGAAATGTTTCAAACATCACAACGATTAGGAGAAGTACTATAATGGCTGTACAACAAACACAAGCACTACCCCCACAATATGTGGAAGATTTACAGAAGGATTATGGAAAACAGTTAACAGCAACAACTGCCGCACCATTAGATACTTCTAAATTTGCACCTCAAGTTGCAGCACAAGATGCAGCTCAAACGTCTGCTTATAATTTAGCAACAGGCCAAGGGATTGGTGCATTCTCTCCTTATATTACACAAGCGGGAGCTTACGATACGGGAGCAGGACAATATGGAACTGCCGCTGGAGGTTATTCGGGACCACAAGCTTATCAACAATTTCAATCACCTTACCAACAAGATATAATCGATGCAACATTAGCAGAATATGACACACAAGCTGCTGCAGGTATGACAGGTATTGGTCAACAAGCAGCGATGTCTGGAAACTTAGGTGGTGGACGTGAAGGTGTAATGAGATCACAATATCAAAACAAATCTGATTTAAATAGAGCTTTGTTACAATCAGGTTTATTACAACAAGGGTATACTCAATCTAATCAATTAGCAAACCAAGCCTTTGGACAACAAATGAATTTAGGAGATCAACAATTAGGTCTATCACAAAATCAACAAGGATTAGCTGGACTCGTTCCAAGTTTATATCAACAAGATGTAAGTACTTTAGGATCAGCGGGCGCAGGTCAACAAGCTCAAGCTCAAGCAGTGTTAGATGCACAAAGAGAAGGCAATAGATTAGAAGCTTACGAACCTTATGAAAGACTTGGTTATCAAGGTCAAGGTATTGCTAGTATTGCATCGGGTGCACCAGGACAATATCAATCAACAGTTACACCTAACTCTACACCGTTACAAACTGCACTAGGAATAGCATCAGTTGGTGGAGGATTACTTGGAAACTATGGTGATTATTTAAGAGGATCAAAAGGAATAAAATAATGGATAGATTATATAAAAGACCTATGTTTAGAAAAGGTGGAAGTGCCGATAGTAAGGGTACAGGTATTACATCCGGACTAGCTCCTAGACAAGGTTATGACAATGGTGGTTCAAGTAGACAAAGAATTATGAATGCAATGGGAGCAAACCCACCCAAAAGAAACTTTAATGATTTTTTAATTAACTTTGGTTTAGATATTGCATCAAGATCACCAGAGGGAAACATATTTCAAACAGCAGCAGCTTCAGCTAAAGATCCATATGATAAATTTTCTAAAGCAAGAGATGCAGACAGTAATTTAATGAGACAAGTGGGTATGGAATCAGAAATCATGGATATCAACAAAGAGAATGCAGCAACTGCAGCAGCAGCTAAAGATGCATCAGCTATGTCAAGATTAAAAACACAAATAGAATCTGACCAAAGAATAGCAGCTCAAGCTTTAACAGATAACTTAGATGCATTAATTACAGCAAGAGCCCAAGAGTCTATAGCTGATAATAAATTTAATAATTATAACGCAGCTACTAACGAAGCTGAATGGACTTATAGAGGATCTACAGAATACAAAGACAGAAATATGGGTGGAGTTTTAAGTGAAAAACAAGCTACCGATGCTAAAATTCGAGAAAAGTTTGCTAAAGCTCAAGTAAAAAATAATAAAGGAACTACTTCATCTAGATTAGGATCAATTTATTATGATCCTTACAATGATCAAGTTTTAGAAGCTGTTGTTGTTGAAGGAGAATACATTTTAAGAACTGTAGGGGGCGGGGAAAAAGTTGTTAATACTACTGCAGTTGTGAAAGATAAAGACAAATCATTTTATGAAAAAATGACAGGAGAAAAGCCTAAATCTTATACTTATGACGATTATTTAAAAGAAACAGGTGAAACAACTAAAAAAATAAAAGATGTAATTACAACTCCTGTAGATATGTCCACTATAGATACGACCAATATTCGAAGAAGATAGAGGTTTTAAATGGCCGAAGACAACAGATCATTAAACGATGCAGAAGCCAACAACGAGATTAGTTGGTACAAAGCTTTTGGTGCGGGGTTAGCATCCGGAATAATTAAAATACCTGAAGGAGTAATATCTCTTGGAGCAGAGCTCATTGACCTTGGAGCAAACTCAGATACAGCATCATCCGTTGAAGAATTTTTTGATAAGATAAATATATTTGAAGACACAGCAGAAGAAAGAACTATTGGAAAATTAACAGAAGCTATTGTACAAATAGCTGTACCCGGTGGTATTGGTTTTAAAGCAGCTAATGCAGCTGCTAGAAAAATGACTAACAAAGCATTAAGAGCGAAAAGAGAAGGTGCATACCTAGAGTTAGGTAAAGGAAAAAAATATTATAAAACAGGGGATCCAAAAGATATAGTTAAAACTTATAATCCAAGTAAATTAAAAGAAGGTTTAGATAAAGTAAATGATTTAAACAAGAGATCTAAATATAAAAGATTTGCTTTAGCTGTAACAGGTGGAGCAGCCGGAGAAGGTTTGGTTATAGACACAGATGAGATAGGTACGTTCGGTGACATGTTTGAAGGACCAACAAGTCTAAATAGAGATGAAAGTTTAAGTGGTAGAGAAGATGCTACTAGAAAACTTATGAATAGATTTAAGTTTGGTACAGAGTCTTTATTAGTTACACCATTTGCTTTTGGTGTAGGTAATGCAGCTAAGTCATTAGCCAAACGTGGTAAAGATTTAGCTTATAGTAGTTCACAGTTTGAAAGATTTTTAGATAAATATATTAGATCACAATTTAGTCCTAGAGGAAATCAACCAGAAGAAATGTGGAAATCTGCAATGTTAAAACAAGGTCTTAAAACTAGAGATTCTTATAGAGCAAAACAGATTGTAACAAACATAACTAAAGTTGTTGATGGCATCTTCCCAGTGTCACAAGAAATAGCTGACAAATCTATTAAATCACAGAAATTAAAATTTGTAAAAGAAGTTAATGAAGTTCTTTTAGATGGTGATTTAGCGACGGGTATTGATCCTAAAAAATTAAAAAATATTATAGATCAATTAGATGTAAAAAATATTTCTAAAGAACAACAAGAATTATTAGCAGATGCTTTAAATACAGGTCGTAATGAACTGAATAATCTTATTGATATATTACAAAAGACTTCGGGTGGTGCAGGCAACACCGCACAAACAGAATTAAAGGAATTATTTAAAAAAAGATTAGAAGGTTATGTGGGTAATACATTTCAAATATTTGAAACTAAAAGTAATTTATTTAATTTGTTTAGAAAATATCAACCAACAGAGGAAAGTTACAAAGCCGCTGTTAAAGTATTTACTGGCGGGGGTTTAAAAACAGAACAAGAGGCTCGAATGATTGTAGATCAAATTTTAAATCAAGCGCAGAAAATGAAAAAACCTAAACCGTTACCTGATTTTAAATACACAGCGAAATCTGCAGAAACCGGTAAGTTAAATAGTGTCGACATAGGTTTAGGGGCTGATGCAGCTGGGACCATGGCTGAGAAAAAAGCATTAAGAGAGTTGTTTGGTGAAATTAAAGATCCAAGGTTTACATTATTTAATGGAATGACTAACCTGTCATCACTTGCTAGAACTTCCGCTTACTTTGGAGAAGTGCAAGCCAAGAATGCAGATATACAAGCTAAAGGGGGTAGAGGATTTTTTTGGAATAGTGCAGAAGAAGCAGGAGAAAGATTAGATACTAAAAATACCGGGATAGAAATTGTAAAAATGGATGAGGTATTAGGTGAGATAGATGCAACTAAAAATTTAATTAATCCTTTATCAGGAACTTATACTACAAGAGAAATTGCTGAAGGTATTAAATCAGCTAACGATGTTATGGGAGCTTTACAAGGTTTTGTAAGAGGAGATAAAAAAAATATGGGGGGCACAGAAAAAGCAGTCAGCTGGTTTTATAGAAATTTATTATTGTTTCCAAAAGGGGTATCACAAATGGCTAAAACTATTTTCTCAATACCTACTCACATAAGAAACTTTTTTAGTGCAGGTGCATTTAGCGCAGCCAATGGTTTATTGTTTGAAGGATTAACTAATCCAGGTTTATTAAAAAGAGCATTTCAACAAGGTATAGATGTATCAGGTTTATTAAAAGCTGGACCTGGTTCTAAACTAGCACAAAAAGAATACCAAGATTTATTAGAACTAGGAGTTACTAATTCTCAAGTTCAATTAGGAGATCTTATATCTCTATTAAAAGATACTAACGCAGGTGGGAGTATGATGGGAATAGATAATATTCTAGGTCGTATGTTTAAAAAATTTAAAAAAGTCGGGGAGTTCTTCCAAGGTAAATACATGGCAGAAGATGATACATTTAAAATTACAAACTTTGTAGTAGAGCTAGATAGAATTATAAAAACTGGTGCTAAAAGAGCAGGGATGTCTCTTGATGATTTTAAAAAAACTCTTAAACAAAACGTTGGACCAGATGGAGCTCCGATAAGAAATGATAAACTATGGGCATTAAAACAAGAAGCAGCTGATATTGTTAAAAACACTGTACCTAATTATGCATTTGTAGGTGAAGCAGTTAAGACTGCAAGACTATTACCAATTGGTAATTTTATGTCATTTCCCTCAGAAATTATTAGAACCACAACTGGTATTGCACAACAAGGTTTAAAAGAAATGAGCCATGTAAAAGGCCCGGGTGTAAAAAGAATTATAGGAAGTGATATGGGTTTTACGGTTAGAGAACTTTTAGAAGATGGAACTGAAAGAGTAGTTAAAAACAACGCTTTACAAGATGGGAGCTGGGGAACAGGTTTTAAAAGATTAATGGGCATGAGTACCACTCTAGTAGGTATACCTATTGCAGTAACCGAAGGAGCTAAAGCTTTATATGATGTAGCTGACGAAGAAATAGATGCTATGAGAAGATTTGTGCCAGACTGGTCTAAAAATTCTACTCTTGTACCCATAAAAGATGATGATGGGCAACTTAGATATATAGATTTTAGCCACAGTAATGCATATGATTTAATGGCTAGACCATTTAGAACTTTAATGAATAACATACAAGAAGGTCAAGAAGACGGTGATACTTTATTAGAAGGTTTTGTTAATGGAACGATGGAAGCTAGTAGTGAAATAATGAATCCATTTATTTCTGAATCTATTTGGACAGAAGCCATGTTCGATTTATATATAAGAGGAGGAAGAACTGCTGAAGGAAAACAACTTTATACTGATCAAACTTCTGCAGGAGATAAAATGGCTATTCAATTTATGCATTTAGGAAATGCGTTAGCCCCTTCTTACAAACAATTTTTAAGATTAGGTTCTGCGGCTTTTGGAACTCCAGATAAAACAGGAGAAGTATTAAACATTGGGCCTGAACTAGCTGGTTTTATGGGACTTAGAGCTATTAAAATAGATCCATTAAAATCTATGGGATTTAAAATTGCTGAATATCAAACTGGAATAAGAAATGCCAGAAGAGAATTTACAGGGGGTGTATTTGGATTATTAAAAGGTGGACCCGTAAGTGAAGCAGATGTTATTGAAAGATATATAGCATCTAACAAAGCAAGATTTGAAGTACAAAAAGACATGTTTAAAAATATTGAAGCCGCACAAGTTTTAGGAGAAACTCCTTTTGATGTTAGAAAAACATTTGAAGAAAGACAAATTAGTTCTAAAAATTTTAACAATTTAAACCAAGGAAAATTTGAACCTTACTTTCCATCTAAAGATATTTTACAAAAATTTAGAGAAATAGCTGCAGGTATAGATGAAGAAGATCCGTTTGCAGCAGCATCCGGCGATGTAAGAGATTTACAACAAGGATTTAGACAATTAAATTTAAGAGAAAGATTTCAAGGTTTTGCAACAGGTGGAAAAGTTAACAGTCAACCATTGATGACTGGTATTGATGAAGCAATTCCAGCATTAGTAGATCTAAGAAATCAAATGGCACAGTTAAATTTAGATGAGGAGTTTGGTGTAGATGTTTCAGATTACATTGTAGAAGAACAAGAGATTATAACGCCACCATTACCACCACAACCACAACCGGTTATACAAAAACCACAAATGACACAACAAACAGTCTCTAATACTAACTTGACACGTACAGAAGAAGCACTATTATCGCCAATGGAAAAAGTAATTGTAAGTAGAAAAATTTAATGGCTAAAAATATTGCACTCACAAAAATAGAATCACATGAAAAATTGTGTAGAATTATGCAGAAACAAACCTATGACAAAATTAATTCTTTAGAGAAACAGATTTGTAGAATAGAAACTATCTTACTAACATCGGTTGGAGCTTTGATCACTGGTATGGGCGGTGTAATCTATATGTTAATCATCCAATAGGATATCCATGAAACTGAGCAAGAATTTTAGCAAGGCTGAGCTTTGTAAGTCCCAAACAGCGACCAGGATGGGCCTTAACAACAACCCTACGGATGATCAGACCGAAAACTTAAGATTGCTCTGTGAGAGGGTCCTACAGCCCGTTAGAGACCATTATAACCAGGTAGTACACATTTCCAGTGGTTTTAGAGACCCTATCTTATCCAATGCTATAGGTAGCTCAGTTGACAGCCAACATTGCCGTGGTGAGGCAGCTGACCTAGAAATATTCGGTGTTCCTAATAATGAACTAGCAGATTGGATCAAAGAGAACCTAATGTTTGACCAATTAATTTTAGAATACTACACTCCAGGTGAACCTAACTCGGGATGGGTCCACGTCTCATATACAAAAGAAATTAATGCAAATAGAAAAGAATACTTAATGGCCATAAAAAAAGATGGCAAAACTGAGTATAAACCTATATTAGGTCTGTCCACGGACAGATATGCAAAATAACTTACTAGTACACAAACATTTAATTATCAGAGCAGAAGCTCTTCGACCTCCTATGGATGAAGAGCAACTTAAAGAATGGTTTGAAGAATTTGTTCAATCTATAAATATGAAAATATTTATGGGCCCTTATGTTAAGTACTGTAACATGCCAGGCAACCGTGGAATAACAGCTGTTGCAATTATAGAAACTTCACACATTGCTATGCATATTTGGGATGAAGTAAGTCCGGCGTTAATGCAGTTTGATGTTTACAGCTGTGGTGAGTTTAATGTTGAAGACATTTGTAATAAAATTAAAAAAGATTTTGAAATTATTAAAATAGAATATAAGTTTTTAAACCGCGAAACTGGTCTTCACGATATTTCTTAATACAAAATCCCAGCGCGCCTCGCGTGTATATCCTACTAAATCCATGACCTTAATTCTTCACCTAATACTTCAGAAGCGATATTAATCTTTTTACGTAAAGCTTCTACGATTTTTTCATCAACCGTGTCTTCAGCATTAATATCAACATAGGTTACAGGTTTTTTCTGACCTATCCGGTGAGCACGGTCCTCGGACTGTAATCTTTTTTCTAAGTCATAGCCGTTAGAATAGTAAATAACGGTGTTTGCTGCCGTTAAAGTTATCCCATAGCCGCCCGTAGCGGGGGTTCCAACAAAGAACCGACACTTAGGGTCCTCTTGAAATTTCTTAATATTGTCTTGTCTTTCATCTTTTGGCGTTAATCCATAATAGTCAACCACGGATCCCGGACCATAAACTGCTTCTATTTCTTTAATTATATTTTTAATATCATATTGATAATGAGCCCATATAATTGCTTTACCATCCATATCTTCTACTATGGATAACAATTCTTTTATTCTATTATTTTCAATAGTTTGAATTTGACCATTATCATCAGTAAAATGACCACAAGTAATTTGATGTAATCTCATTAATTGAGTTAATGTATTAACAGTAGTACTTTGTTTTCCATTAAGAATAGCTAAAGCTTCCTGCTTCATTTGGTCATATAATTTTCTTTGCTCTTTACTTAAAGTTATCTGACGTTTAATAAATATTTTATCAGGTAAATCTAGGCAATCTTCTTTTAATACACGATAAGAAAAATCTTTTAATTTATCAGATAATTCACCTAAGTTTTTAAAGCCATTAACAATCTGTATTTGTCTACCGTGCATATGTAATGTTTTCATTTGAGCATATCTATTTCTAAAAGAATAGTACGAAGCAAAATCTAACAACCACGGACTTAAAAACTCACATTGAGAAAATAAATCTAATGGGTTTTTAGTAACAGGAGATCCTGTCATTATTCTTCGATATTTAGTTTTTTCAGATAATTTAACAATATTTTTAGTTCTCTTAGCAGAAGGAGTTTTAATAGTAGTCGATTCATCAATAACCATTAAAGTATTATGACAAGACAAAAACTTTTCAGCAAATTCAACTCCTTTAGTTGTACTAAAAGCTTCCACATTCATAATTAAAATATGTAAACTTTCACCTTGTTCAAATAGAGTATCTAAATCTTCTTGTTGTTTTTTAGTAATATTAGCTTGCCACAATACGGTCACATTTTCTATGTGGTTGGGTAAGTGAGTAGGTAATTCATTATTACTCCAAGTACCTACAACTCCTTTAGGAGCGACAATTAAAGCACCATTAACTTTACCTTTGTCATAAAGCATGGCTAAATTATCAATTAATACCTTTGTTTTACCAGTGCCCATTTCCATAAAATAAGCATAAGTTTCTTTATTCCATGACTTTTCTAATGCAGTCATTTGATGATCGTACGGTTTTGTTTTAAATTTATAGTTCATAATTTTTCTTCTTTCTACTTAAGAATATAGGGAGAAAATCTATTTTTGTCAAGGGTAAAAAATAATAATAATAAATGCTTGACAATAAAATAATCAACACTATATTGCTAATTATGAAAGAAAATAAAGTTTACGTCATTCAAGAAATTGCTGGTACTGCCGAAGGTAGGCCTAAAATAAATATTATGGGCGCATCAAAATATGGTGAGTTTGTTTTTTTATTACCGGAACTTTCACAGATAATATTTTCTCCTGGTCCGTTAATTTTTAAACTTAGAAAAGCTTTAAAAGATTTTACGACAGAAGATTATTTATTATTAACTGGAGATCCTGCAATTATTGGTGTAGCGTGTTCGATAGTTTCTGACATAACTAATGGTAAATACAATTTACTAAAATGGGATAAACAAGAAAGACAATATTATCCTATTCAAATTAACTTATATGAAAGAGGAAAGATAGATGAATAATATAGACTTTGAGGAAGACCAAACAAAGATGTTAGGTAAGACTGAAAATATTCAGTCGCTAGCGGACCAAGTGGAAAAACTAAATACTTTAGATCAAGAAGTAGAAATACTAGAAAAAAATCTAAAACAAAAAAAGAAAGACTTTGAATATTTATCAGGAGAAGTTATTCCAACGATGATGGCTGAGATGGGTTTATCTCAACTTAAATTAATGGATGGTTCTTCGGTAGATGTTAAACCAAATTACAGCGCAAACATTACTATTGCTAATAGAGATGCTGCGTTTAACTGGCTTCGTACCAATGGACTAGGAGATATAATTAAAAACGAGATATCTGTATCTTTTGGTCGCAACGAGGATAACAAGGCAGCTGATTATGTTGCTCTTGCAGCAGAGCGTGGGTATCAACCGACACAAAAGTTGAAGGTTGAGCCCATGACTCTCAAAGCGCTAGTTCGGGAGCGTATAGAATCGGGCAAAGAAATGCCTACCGAGCTTTTCAACGTTTTCGTTGGAAATAAAACAACAATAAAAAGGAAACAATAAACATGAACCAAGTAATAAAAAAAGAAGAAGCAGGCGCATTAGCTACAAATATGTTTGAAGCAGATGCAAATCATGGCATAGAAAATATGTCGCAAGAAGACCTTGCATTACCTTTTCTGAAGGTGTTAGGACAACTATCACCGGAAGTTAATAAGGCACATGCAAAGTATAAAGTAGGTGCTGAACCTGGTATGATATTTAATACAGTTAGCGGTCAATTTTTTGATGGCTCTAAAGGTGTTGATATTATTCCTGTTCATTATCAAAGACAGTTAGTAGAATGGCAAGACAGGGGAGCCAGTACTGGTGCTCCAGTTGCGATTCATAACGCTGAAAGTGATATCCTGAGTAAAACAACTCGTGATAAATCTTATAAAGATAGATTACCTAATGGTAATTATATTGAAAACACAGCAAATCATTTTGTGCTTATGTTAGGGGATTCACCTACAACAGCATTGATTTCTATGAGAGCTACTCAATTAAAAATTAGTAGAAAATGGAACTCAATGATGATGGGGATTAAACTGCAAGGTAAAAATGGTATGTTTACTCCGCCAACATATAGCCACATTTATAAACTAAAGACTGTTCAGATGTCAAATGACAAAGGAACATGGTTTGGATGGGACGTATCACAAGTTGGTCCGGTATCAGATAAAGTTGTTTATGATATGGCTAAAAATTTTGCAGAGCGTGTAAGCGCTGGCGAGATTGCAGCTAAACCTGAAAATCAAGAACAACCTAAAATTGAAAAAATAGTTTTATAAGTTCCTAGGAAATTGGGCGGCGAAGCGAGAGTGGATCCGCCCACAATAAAATTATGAATGAAATTAAAAATATAAATAACGGGCCAATTACTTACGGGGATTGGTATGATCTGGGATACACTTTGGTGCCATGCGAGGCAGGTAGGCCTAAAGTTTTAAGCTGGAGCAGTCCAGATTTTAAAATAACGAAAGAAGAATGGAAAAACAAACACACAGACAAAGAAATAGGATTAAGATTAGATAACGTAGTAGATTTAGATATTGATAATAATCGTGCAAAAGTTTTTGCAAATAAATATTTACCAAATTGGCCTACAATATCTGGTAGAGAACATAACCCCACAAGCCATTATTGGTTTAAAGCAAGATTACCGGCACAGAAATTTTCATTACCAAAAGACCTTGAAAGATATGTTGAACATGCGGTACATGGACAATGTTTATGTGAAATAAGAAGTACGGAAACATGTTATACCATCGTTCCAGGCTCATTACATAGTAAACATAGAGAACATGTAAGATGGGAAAAGTATGAAGGCTTTAAAGAATACCCCGGTGATTTAAATAAAATCCTAAGAAAGATAACTTTAGCTACTGCTTTATCTATTTTGTATGCACCTAAAGGTCAACGTGATGAATATTGTACGGCTATTGCTGGAGTTTTAATTAAGCAAACAGATTGGGAGGATACTGAAATTAATGATTTTATTTATGACATTGCAGTAGAATCTAATGACGATGAATCTGAAAATAGAAAAAATAAAGGTTCAACAACAAGAAAATCTAAAAAACCATTTGGCATGCCTAAACTTGCAGAAATAATTGAATGCAGGACTGAAAGTATTGCAACAGTATTTAGTTGGATAGGTGTCCAAGATAAATCATTAGTACAAGTTAAACAAATAGCTGATGACTCTATGGGTGAAATTGTCGAGTATGGTGAGGACAGATATAAAATAGAAGTAACAGGAAAATTAGAAGGGAAGTCTTTTACGAAAACAATCACAATTGACGGACCAACACTTATGAACCAATTAAAGTTTTATGATGCTGTTGTAACTCAAGCTCAAGTTTGGATTCCAAAAATGAAAGCGGCACAGTTTGAGGAGATTATGAGAATGAAATTTGAATCAAGAACTAAATCAAAAGACTACGTGGCAGAAGCTGCAGAGTCTAATAAGATTAAGAAACATTTTACTAATTATATTAAACTGAAAAAAGCATATACAAGTAAATCAGAATTATTTAATTATGGAAACCCTTATTTAAATCAACGGGCTAATGAATTAGAATTTAGTTTAAATGGGTTTGAGGATTATTTAGAAGAACAAAGAGTGAGTTACAAAAAACGAGTAGATCTTGTACTTTTAGTACAAGACGTATTAAATGCTAAAAGAAAAACAGGGACCTACCTAACAAAATCTTTAGTTTCTTGGGTAATAAAGGATCCTGAAATTCAAAATGAAGATATTCTGCTAGCAGGGAAAAGTGAAGAAACGGAGGAAATAAATTTTGAACAAGCCTAGATTTATTGCAGGTCCTCCAGGTACAGGTAAAACTCATAAATTTATTGTAGATATGTATATGAAAGCTTTAGAAAAATATACTCCTGAAAAAATTATAATTTTATCTCATACTAACATAGCAGCTAATGAAATTAGAGATGCTATTTTTGATTTAAAAAATTTAAAAAATGAAGAAGGACATTATATATTTCCACAATTACGAGGGATTACTAAAAAAGCAATGAAGCATAGAGTATGTACCATCCATACTTATTGCAAAAGTAGATTATTAAAAAAAGAAATGTTTAATTTACACAATCATAAAGAATTAATAAACAAAGATAGTCGTTTTAATCTCCACAGGGAAGACGACATACAACGTAAACATAGATTTTATAAATACTTATCAGACGCTGACGGACATGGAGAAACTTTAGATAAGTATTGGATTAAATGCAATCAAAAATCTTTTGATCCATATGGTTTAACATTAATTAAAGAGTTACTTCCACTTTATGAAAAATATAAAAAGGGTCACAATCTTTGTGATTTCTCTGATATGATAAATAATTTTACACGTCAAACGTATAATGAAAAAACTAAACAACTGGAAGACGATGTAAAAGATCCAGATATAGATATGTTAATTATAGACGAATGTCAGGATTGTAATGTACCTCAAAGAAAAGCTATTGATAAAATGGCAAGAAACGTAAAAGAAGGCCATTACTATTTAGTTGGAGATGCAGATCAAACCTTATTTGAGTATTCAGGATCAGATGCAAAATATTTTCACAACTTAGCTGCAAATCCTTATTATGAATTAAAAGAAGGCAGTAGATGTGGTGAAGCTATTAATACATATTGTAAATCGATCATACACGATGTTTGGGAGGAGTATAAGTCTCATAGAGTGTGGACTCCAGCAAAATATCAAGAAAAGCATAAAAAGGGCCATATAGGGGAAGTCATTAAAGGAACAGGTTATTATTTACCAGATTTAAAACCATCGGGAAATTTAAATAAGCTTTTAGATAAAATTAAAAATACTGAGGAAACATTTCTATTTACTTATAGAGGAACTCCAAGCGATGTACGTTGTACAGATTTCCTTATGGCACAAGGTATAGAATTTGCTCCAGTAAGTAAGCCTGCATTTGTAATTAAAAAAGAATTAAGAGCTCACAAATTATGGCCAGAGTTTATTAAAGGTATTCCAATGGATCTTACTCAGATAAAACATTTTTGTGAATATTTAAGTAAGGATTTGATTATTGGAGATAAATCTAAAGCAACAGAAACTATTAAAAAATGGATTAAAAAAGATTACACTGTGGATTATTTAATAGATAATAAATTACTGAAATCTACTTGTAAGGGACATAAGGATTTTGATCTAATAAGAGCACCGGTTAACAAACATAAAGAACGAATGGAATATATAAAAAAGGTTTTATATAAAGGTTTTGATTTTGATAAAAAAGTTAGAGTTGAATATGCAAACATTCATACTGTTAAAGGTTTAACATATGATAATGTTATTGTTGACGAAACTATCGTTAATAAAGATCCTTACTTCACTTCAAGAAGATTACAATACACTGCATACAGCAGAGGAATTTTTGACTATTGGAGATTAGCAAAAATGTCCGGAAAAAAATACTTCACAATAGGAAAGAAAAATGAGTGCTTATAAAAAACAAGTAGGAGGATCACATTATAAAGATATGGCGATTCAACCAGCAGATTTTATTAATAAAAACAAATTACTTTTTGCAGAAGGAAATGCAATTAAATATATTTGTAGACATCAGTCAAAGGGTGGATTACAAGACATAGAGAAAGCTATTCACTACTTAGAAATGATAATAGAAAGGGATTATAAATAATGTGTGACGTTCCACAACTCAATGAGTTAAATTTAGAAGGTATTGATATTGTTGCAATTGACTTAGAGACTTACGATCCTAATTTAAAAACAAAAGGATTAGGCGCTGTAAGAAAAGATGGTTTTGTTACCGGTATTGCAATCGCTACTAAGAACCAGACTTTTTATTTCCCTATCGCTCACCACATGACTGAGAATTTAAATACCAAAGAAACTTGGGCTTATTTAAATGAAAAGATATTTCAAAACAAAAATATACGTAAGGTATTTCATAATGCTATGTACGATGTATGTTGGATTAGATCAGCAACTGGAGATATGCTTAAAGGAGAGCTATTAGATACCATGATTGCAGCATCAGTTATTGATGAAACTAGAATGAAATATTCTTTAGATTCTATCAGTAAAGATTATTTAAATGAAACTAAATACAAATATGATTTAGCTGAAAAAGTTTTAGAGTGGTCTAATGGAATGATAAAAGATCCAATGTCTAATATGCACAAACTGCCTCATCATTTAGTAAAAGATTATGCAGAACAAGATGTTAATTTAACATTAAAACTGTGGAGCCTATTTGAAAAAAAATTAGATGAAGTATTATATACAAAAACTAATCCAGATGGAAGTAAAGAATATAAAACATGTAGAAAGATATTTGAATTAGAAACTAAATTATTTCCTTGTTTGGTTGACATGAAGTTTAAAGGCGTTAGGATAGATGTCGAAAAAGCTAAGACACTTGGAAAACTTCTAGAAAAACGTAGGGATAATTTATTAAAAATTATTAAGAAACATACTAATGTTGATGTAGAAATATGGGCTGCTTCTTCTATTAAAGCTTTGTTAGAGCATGAGAAAATTACCGATTACGAAAAAACAAAAGATAGGAAGAAAAAATTAAAAGATAAAGATGGTAAAATTCTTCTTGATGAAAAAGGGGAAGCTAAAATAGAATTAGTTCCATCTACTACTCCTAAACTTCCAAAAGATTATTTAAAGACTCATGAAAATCGTTTCTTAAGAATGATTGTAAAAGCTAGAGAATGTGACAAAGCTAAAAATACTTTTGTTGAAGGCTTATTAGATTTTGTCCATGAAGGAAGAATACATGCAGATATTAATCAAATTAGATCAGATCAAGGGGGAACGGTTACTGGAAGGTTCTCAATGTCTAATCCTAACTTACAACAAATTCCATCTAAAGGAATCATCGGTAAAAAGATGAGAGAACTTTTTATACCTGATGAGGGCTGTGTGTGGGGATCATTCGATTACAGTCAACAAGAACCACGGATTGTGGTCCACTATGCTTTAACTTTATATCCTTATAAGAATCCTGATATTGAGATGCCTAATAATTTAAGAGAGAGTTTAGAACAGATTGAAGAGTCTTATAAAATATCCGATGTAGACTTTCACCAAGTTGTTGCAGACATGGCTCACATATCACGGACCATGGCCAAGACAATTAACCTAGGACTTTTCTATGGTATGGGTAAAATAAAATTAGCCAGCGAATTAAATTTAACTAAAGCTCAAGCTAGTGTTTTGTTTAATACTTATCATGAGAAAGCTCCGTTTGTTAAGAAGTTATCTCAGGATTTGATTGAGTTTGCAGAAGATAATAAACTATTATTTACATTGGGAGATAGATTTTGTAGATTTAATAAGTGGGAAACTAAAGACAGATCATGGAATAATACAATTAATAGATATGAGCCAGTTCCAATATTATCAGAAGATGACGCAAAGAGAGCTTTTAAAGCTGAATTATTAGATAAGTATAAAGATCACATAGCTGATAATTATATGGGCGACTTTACTAAACATTATAAACCTGCATTTACTTACAAAGCTTTGAATAGGTTAATTCAAGGTAGTGCGGCAGATATGACTAAGAAAGCTATGGTAGACTTATACGAGCAGGGAATTTTACCACAGATACAAATACACGACGAGTTGTGTTTGTCTATTGATAGCGAAGAAACTGCTAAAATAGTAAAAGAAACTATGGAGAATGCTATTCTTCTTAAAGTGCCTAACAAAGTAAATTACAAATATGGTAAAAATTGGGGGTCAATAAAATGAGCCTATTAAAACAAATTGATAAAGCTGCAATAATGTGGAATAAGACTAAAAATCCTATTTACAAAGATTTATGGTATAATCTTTTAAAAAAAATAAAATATGTCTTACCTAAATGCTAATATCCCTGTACAATACGCACAAATAAAAAAGGAGTATTTATATGATCTTAAAAAACATCATGGAGAAGTTGAAGACTGTATTATCTTCGGTATTACATCACTTACAGGACGTGCTATATTATGGCATGCCATCATGGAAAACGGTGCGATCTTTTATCGCCTACCCTTATCGGCTTTTATTCAACGTGGTTTTCAACCACAAACTGTTCCCATTAAAAGACTTGATGAACTGGAATTGTGGAATAGTTTTTCTTATTACCCTGCTATTACTAATTGGGATATTTTAAGCGCTTCATCCGGAAAATATATAGGTAAAGACAAGAAGTGGCACCACGGAAAATATTTATTTACCATTGACTGGGCTCACCCAGATGCTAATGTACTTAACTCTGATCATTCAGAAATTCCGCATGAACATAAATGCGCTCACATAATTGCGTTAGACGACGGCAACTATGCGGCTCAGCCAAACAACAGATGTATATGGGATCTGCCTTCATTTACAGTTAAGGATAATATTCCTGACTGGAAAGTACAAACTTCAACATGGGATGTTGAAGATTCTGGAAAATGGAGAACAGAAAATACTGATAACTATTTTTATAAAATAGAGGAAAAAACAAATGGAAAAAAAGATTAAAAATGAATGTAAAAAATGCGGTCATGAGTGCCATTGCCTGGATGTTCTCCACACAGATGTGTACGGTATATGTACTTGTGATACTTGTGAGTGTGATGACCCTAAAAATTCTGGGGAGGAATGTTTGTCATGTCAATAAAGGAGAGCGCCAGGATGGATTACAGATTTACAGCATTATTAATTGTGTTGATGGTGGCCCTGGCTTTATTAGGTGGACCGGCAGAGTATAATACACCATGAAGTTTATATTAATAATATTTTTATGTTCCTTTATAAATGATCAATGCTTAGATCCAGTAGAAATAAAGCATGAATTTAATTCATGGAAAGAATGTACTATTGCTGCATTTGAAGTATCTAGAGAATTAATAATTGCACAAGAAGATAGCTTTATTAATGATAATAGAATAGCAACTAAGTTTATATGTAAAGAAGTAAAGAGAGTTTAAAATGAAAATGGATATTAAGAAAATTATAGGATTTTTAACTACTGCTTTATTTGGAATTTTAGTATGGGCATTAATAACTTTAATTGAAATTAAGGGTGATCAACAGCACATAAAAGGTGAGTTAAATGGCATTGACAAAGCTATTAGTAGAATATATGGTTTTATAAATTCTACTAAATAAAAAATAATGAAAAAGAAACATTTTAAAATCCAAGCAGAAGTTGTACGAGGAGAATGTCCTACTTGTAGTGAAGTCACAACATTAGTTGGAGTCTCAACTCAATTTTATAGATGCATGGAATGTGGTGCAGATTTAGAACAACATGTTAATGGTAAAATAAGTTATCTGCCTATCATGTCTTCAAGAGTAGATGGTGCCAAGCCTTATGTTAAAGAGTGGAAATAATGCCTTTTAAATCTGAAAAACAAAGAAAATATTTATTTAAAAACAAACCTAACGTTGCAAAAAAATTTGCAAAAGATTCTAAAAAGAAAACTCATAAGATGCCAGATGGTACTATTATGAAAGGTGCCAAACACCGATGAAAAAATCAAAGAACGCGGACCACGCACCACGAGATCAACACAAAAAACGGCCTAGAACACACAAAAAATCATTAAATAAGGCAGAAAAAAGGCAAAAAAATATAAAATATAAAGGTCAAGGTAGGGGTTGACAAACATCATTTAGTATCCTATATATAAAGGATATGAAAGAAACTAAAATAGAAACACCAGAAGAAAAGTTAAAGAAAGAAAATAAAGAAATACACGATAAGTTAAAAAAAGAAATAAAAACACTAAAGAAAGAAGCTAGACCTTATATTGCATACGGGAGATTAATTTTAACTGCAGCTAAATCGGAATACGAACCTAAAGAAGTCGTAGAAGGTTTAAAATTTGCAGCTGAACAAATTAATAAAAAGAATTGGCCTCTTGTTGAAAGGGTAGGAGGAATTTCTGGAGATTTAATGGCTAGGGGGTCCTGTCCAAAATGTGAAATAAATTTAGTGGGAGAAGATCTTAAACCAATGGAGTTCACAATGCCTTGTGTAATTAAAGATTGCCCCTTCTATGAGAAGGAACAATTAACAGAATAGATAATATGAAAAAAGTAACAATAACAAGCAAAAACATAAATCAAAAGCAGTGGAGCAATCTACTATTGGAGCTTAATTTAATTAAAACTGCATGGAAAAACTATGCAAAATTAGAAATGCAAGCCCTAGGCTTAAAAAAAATACTAGCAGCTGGTCAGAAAACCAATGAAGTTAATAAAGAAGAATAATTAATACTTGACTATGTAGGAGTTTTTCTATATAGATAATATAACAAAGGAAAGAAAATGACTGACATAACTAAATACAGAAACGTATCTTTAACACATAGTACGTATAAAAAATTGATAGCAATATCTAAGGTACTTTTACCTGAAGCACCATTATCAATTAGTAAAACCATAGAATCAATTACAAATGAAAAAGTAAAAAAATTAAATGGAAAACTTAAAAAATCGTAGACATTCGGCAATCTGTAATGATTGCAATGGCAATGGATATATTAGTAATAAGTCTAGAGAACTTATAATACAATGTAAGACTTGTGATTCGGAAGGAGAAATTTATATATATGAGCCTGAAGATCTTGAGTTTGACTTTGATGATACTACTATCCGGTTGCATTAAGGATTTACAACCAAATCCTTATACAACGATATTAAAACAACTTATGAAAGTAGAAAAATGAACGACAACTTTAAATTAGATATAGGCTATATTGCAGGAGTGTTTGATGCAGATGGATCAATATCTTTTAAACAATATCCTAAGAAAAGAAAAGGTTCTAAAAAAGATTATAAAACTTGGGATATTAGATTAGAATTATCTATGACTTGTAAAGAAGTAGTAGAATTAGTCCATAAAACTTTAATGGTAGGTACAGTTCGAGAAAAACCTCCCGGAAAAGGTCAATTAGGTAAAAAAATGCAATACCGTTGGCGTTGTAGTTTTAGAGACGCTTTACATGTATGTAAATTATTTTGGCCTTATGCAATTGTTAAATTACATAAAATAGAACAAATTATTGATCATTATCAACCAGATATACAAGATCTCAATGATAATGTAGTTGAACTTGATAGATTTAGAGATAACATATGGTTTAAGAAATGAAAGAAAAAATAGATACACTTAAATATGGAAATTTAGACTTACCGGTAACAGATTGTAAGGTTTATTTTACAAATAGATTTGGTAAAAAATATGAGGTTAAATTAACTAGATTGATACAAGTATTTAATAATAATGTCTGGAACAACAGTAAGAGTGTTAAATGAATTATAAACCTTTACCTAAAGGATTATTTATTAAAGATTCGAATATCGAAGGCCAGGGATTATTTACAAATAGAGATTTAACCGTAAGCTGTAATTTAGGGACCACTCATTATGAAATCGATAAGATGTTCATTAGAACGCCTCTAGGGGGCTTTATTAACCATAGTAATACACCTAATTGCTCTAGGAAGGAAATTCAAGTTGGACCGAGTTTTGTTAAGTGGGACGTTATCGTTGTTGAAAACATAGCAGCAGGCGATGAACTAACGTTAAAATATACTATGTACAATCCAAAGGGAAACAAATGCTAAACCAATACTATATTAATTATTTTTCAAAGTCTGATGGTAAGAAAATAAAACGACCTTACGATCCACATTCTGAAAAACAACATGAGTTTATCGCAGGAAGCGGTAATCTTTGTAAACGATACTGGGATACTAGTAAAAAAGGTCTAAGGACTGCTAATGCACCTTGGAGTATAACAATTAAAAATAGAAAGAAGAAATAAAATGAATGAATATGATGAAGTAAAAAACATATTAATTAAACACGACGCATTAGATAAAGATGCAGAGGACGCAGTTGAAATGGGAACAGTATTATATGATGAACTTTATGAATATTTCCAATCCGATATGCCTTATGGAGTACAGAAAGCAAGAGAAGGGGAGCCGGATATATGGATTGCAGATAGACTTGAAGAGTTAGGATTGTTAAAACAAGAATGATGGAAGATAAAGACATAAAGGAATATAATAAATTGATTAAGAAATTAGAAGAAGATAAATTCAAAAAAGAACAACAAGAACTTGATGAGAGTTATAAACAATCGTTAGCAAACAAAAAGGAACGTGATGATAAAGAAAAGTAACAAATACAAGTATATACAAGGTAAACAACTCACGGACCCCGGATCAGGGACCAGGATGTATGAGATCGGTAATTATAAACTACCGTCAGTGACGACTGTACTCGGCGCCACAAAGAATCAAGATTTTATAAAAAAATGGAAAGCTAAAGTTGGCGAAGAAAACGCAGAACGAATAAAAAATCATAGTGCAAGTCGTGGAACTTGTATGCACAAATATCTAGAACATTATGTTCTTGGAACTAACATCATAGATCTAACTCCCATAGGCCAACAAGCACGGCCCATGGCTGATAAAATTATTGAAGTAGGTCTAACGCCAGTAGACGAATATTATGGATCAGAAGTTATGTTGCACTATCCAGGGCTCTATGCCGGCGCTACAGACCTTATCTGCTCCCACAATGGTATGGAGACTGTCGTAGATTTTAAGCAAAGCAATCGACCAAAAAAAGAAGAATGGATTCAAGATTATTATTTACAAATTTCTGCCTACGCAATGGCCCATGATTATGTTTATGGGTCACAAATTAAACAAGGAGTTATAATGATTTGTACACCAGATCTTTATTACCAGGAGTTTAAAATTGAAGGAATACAATTAAGAAAATCTAAACATGAGTTTCTAAAAAGATTAGATATGTATAATGAACTACAGGGAAAATTATGTATAGATTAAAGGATAAATCATGACAGCTGCAATGGAATTAACATCAGTTACTTTATTTACAGCGCTTTGGATTTATTTACACTTAGGAGCAAATTTATAATGCCAAGAATTAAAGGAAGTGGGAAATATCCACTAAAATACACAAATCCAATAACAGGAGCCGTTTCAGACAATGCCCGGTATATAGATGAACAGGGAAACAAACGTAATGCCACTGCATCATTCTGTTTTGTTGAGGGGAAATGGGTTTCAATGCGGGATGCCCCACACAATAGAGAAACAAATAGAATATATCAAAATAGTAAACGAGGTTATATGTTAACTCTGCACAAGATGGCTAGAGCTCATTTAAAACAAAAATTAGAAAGAGGTAGACAAGTTTTAGGAGAAAATGAACTTATAGATTTTCCAAAGGAAGGTGTAAATCGTAAGAATCCTTTTATTGCACAAAAATTTATTAAACATTTTGATGAACAAGTAGCACATTATGGTTATAGATGTCCTTTGACTCATATTCCTTTTACAATGACTATGGCTAATAAAAAATTTGATATAAATAACCAAGTTAAAACTTTTTCCAATGTGTCTCCCGACCGTATCTTTAACAATATAGGTTATGATAAACAAAATACATTATTTACTTCCCAATTATGGAATTTAACAAAAGCTGAACGATCTCTTTTTGAATTACAAATAATTTTTAAACCTGAAATAATAGAACGGTATATAGCAATTATATTAGAACGATTTCCAGATCAAAGATACAAGATTAATGAGTTAGAGAACGGGGCGGAGCACCCTCAAGAGAGACGATAGGCTCTTAAGCTGTTAGGATGGCTTCTTACCCCTTTTCATCACGTCCTAGCAGCACCTATCATTACCCAATATTACTGGATCAAGAGGCATGGAACACGGACCATGGATCAATTAAGATAAATTGTGTTCTAATTGTGGCAAGATTAAGGCAGAATAAGGCAGAATCTAGGTGTCGCGGAAGTGTCGCGATTTGCATTTTACGCCATTCTAGGTGTCGCGATAGGTGTCGCGATTTGCTTCGAAGTGTCGCGATTTTAAAAGGAATGTGACAGATTGTCGCGATTGTGGACAGAATGTCGCACTTTTGGGGCTAGATTAGAATCATTCTAATGTATCGCGACACCTGGAGGCAAAATCGCGACACTTTTTATCGCATAAAACGACATCGCGACACTTTCGCGACACTACAGGTGTCGCGATGTTTTGGTCAATTGAAGCGCTTATACCAATGCTTCTAGGAGATAGGTCAAGCTTATTTACCAATCGCGACACCTTCCCAGATTTTTTAGCGCAAATAAATAAAAAAAATATAAATTACCCCTTTAGGTATCGCGATCCTATCTTGCCTTATTTCAGACACAATTAAATTACTTTTACCTTTACCCTGTCCATGCCTATATTTTTGATATATAAGGTTCTTATGCCTAATAGAAAAAACAAATCTAGGAATTTAAACACCTATTCTAAACCTAAGTTGATAAAACAAGAGGCTACATTTCCATATTCAAGGTATAAAATTGATTGGTGTGATATTGTTACTGAAGGTGGATGGGGTTCTGATAAAGAATTTAAGAATATGAAGCTAGCGACTCCTGTAAGTGAAGGTTATCTATTTAGTAAAGATAAACATACTGTAAAAATCTTTGCCGGCTATGATATTGATGATGATGGTACTATAACTTTTAGTGAACGTTCTGTTTTCCCGACTTCTTGTGTTCTGAAGATGACAAAGCTTCATTAAGGATGTTGACAAATGCCTTATAAAAATATAGAAGATAGGAATGATTCTACTAGAAGATACTATCAAAGAAATAAAGAAGAGCTTAGGCGTAAAAGAAGAGAGCGCTATAGTCTTATCCAAAAAAGAAAAACTGAGGCTTTATAATAAACAGTATATATTAGATAATAAGGAAAAGATTTCTGAACAGAAAAAACAATATTACTTAGCTAATAAAGAAAAGATTTCTAAAGAAAGAAAACAGTATCATTTAGATAATAGAGAAAGTCGGATACTATATAATAGACAGTATAGATTAGATAATAGAGAACAGATTTCTGAATATAAAAAAGAATATGAATTAGCTAATAGGGAAAAAATATATAGTTATAAAAAACAAAAAAGAGATACTGATCCACTTTTTAGGTTAACCCATTTACTTCGTAATAGGCTCCGAGAAGCTTTAAAAGGTAATAGTAAATCAGCTTCTACTATGAAATTATTAGGGTGTAGTATTGAATTTCTAAAACAACACTTAGAGAAACAATTTAAACCTGGAATGAGTTGGGAAAATCGAAGTTCATTTCATGTAGATCACATTAGACCTTGTGCGAGTTTTGATTTAATTAAGCCTGAAGAACAAAGAAAATGTTTTAATTATACTAATCTTCAACCTTTATTTCCTATAGATAATATGAGAAAAGGTGCTAGATATTAATTTAATAATTCTTTTGCTTTTTTAGATGGTTTTATCGTCTCAACCTCTTCAACCTCGGCCTCGACAGTCTTCATATTCAGCATCGGAGCGTAGTCTTCTAAAATCTTTTTCATTTTTAATTCTATTTCTTCTTCTGATAAATCTTCTAATTTCCCATGTTTTATTATTTTTCTGTCTATGTATAATCCTGCTGCCTTGCCTCGAGATACTTCAGCGTTCACAGCAGAAGAGAAACTGCCTTTCTTTAAAGCGGCCGTCTTAATTCTATCTAGTTCAGCTAAATGTTTATCGTAAGTAATTTCATGCTTTTTTATTCGCTCTTGCTTAAGTGAATCTACATATTGAACTACTAATGGAGATAGTCTAGGATTTAATAATTCTGATCCTTCTACTTTACACCTTTTGTGACTGTATCCAGCTAGCTTAGCTGCTTCTGATTGAGATACAGGACCTTCCTCGTCACCGAATACTATAAACTCGGCAAACCTCTTTTGCATTTCAGTTAATCTTTTAGGAACTCCCATGTTGACATTTTAAGGTAACTGTCATATAAAGTCAATATGAAAGATAATTTTAGACCAAGCGCTGCACAACCTAACCCACCTAAAAAACATATAGAAATTATGAATGAAACTGTAGAAGATAGAGGAACTTTAGATTTAACTTTTCTGATTGAAGAGCATCAAAAACAAATCTGGGCATATAAACAAAAAGAAGCTGAATGGATTAAAACTGATAATATACTTTCAGGTTCTAAAAAAATTATAGAAGAGTTAAGCACTAAGATAGTAGGTTTAGCTAGATATATTCAAGAGCTGGAGTATGATAATAATACTTATAAAAAAGAAATAGAAAAACTTCTTGCAGAAACTAAAAAATGAGAGTAAGAGACTTACAAGAATTCTTATCTAAATTTACCGAGAATAAAAAAGACGGAACTCGTCAAGGTAATGCTATGAGTGATGCTGTCATCATGGTAGAGATCAATGGATTCTTAGAAGAAATTAAAAAAATGGAAGTCCACGAAAACAATCAAACAATAATTGGGTTAAGTAAAAACCACCAATCTCATCGTCTAGTTTTGAAAACAAAGACCGATAGAAAGATAATTATTCCAGATAAATTACGTGATGCACTCTAGTATTTGCATGACATGGTTACTTTAAAAAACATATGGGCCCAGAGGCTAAATTATACCAAAAACTTAAAAAGAATTTTAAAGAATTTTCTCTCATTAGACTTGAGAATCTTAGCTTACTTGGTACTCCTGATCTATTGGTCTACAATAATAATAGCCACTTCTTCACTATCGAATTAAAAGTAACAAAGGGTAAAAAAATACGTTTTTCTCCCCATCAAATTGCCTTCCATTTAAGACATCCTAACAATACATTTATCCTTATAGAGGCCCGCGGTCCGTGGTCCTCTAATACTTATTACATGTACCGTGGTTCACGGATCAGGGAGCTTGCTGCTTGTGGCTTGAAGCTTGAAGCTTGCAGCGAAGGGCTTGATGCTTGTCGCTTAATGCTCTCAGAGCTTGGCGCTTGAGGTTCGGGTCTTTCTTTTCTGTATATACTTTAATAATTTTTGAGCTTTAGAAAATTGCTCTATTCTAAAAAACATTTGTTCCCAACCTAAGCGCTTGCGGCTTTTGCAAAAGCTATTCCTGGCGCTTGCAGCTTGAGCCCTCCGCTCGAGACCCTTGTATATCTTTCCCAAAGGATTATACAGATCCCATAAAGGAACTGCCACTGAATTAATATCTAACCAGCGGGTAAATTTTTTCATTGCATTTATTTTTAATAATCTAGTGTTCATTTTTTAGGAGCTTGAGGCTTGGAGCTTGAGGCTTTGGTCCCCGGTCCACGGGCCCTGAATATAGGAGCTCGAGATTTCCTCGGTCTAGGTTCTGTATTCTCTGGATTATGACGCTGGCACCAGCCAGCGCCGTTTTTAAAAAACCACACTAATGTTTTCCGTATGATACATTTTGAATATCTTTATTCCAGCAAGCCCGGCACTCTTTACACTTGCCTCCCTGCGTTGGAGCTGGACAAGAAGGTTTTCCATCTGTAACAACCGTCGACGTATGACTCCAGGCCGTGGGCGCTGGTCCGTCGACCTTGCTGCCCGATAATCTGATCACCATATTATCTGGTACAACTTCAGGGTCTGGGAGGTAAGGCCGCTCTTGTGTGGGCATCCAGTGCTTTACGTGAGGCGTTAATCTTGCAACTTCTAAAATATTAGCCATATGCTCGTGGCTCTGTACATCGCCGGCGTCGTGCCATCTAAACCATTTTTGATTTTTAACTTTTGCAACCATCGCTTCAACCCATAACGGATTGGTGAGTGAGTTGAGTCTTACATATTGCGCTGCTTTAATAGCCGGGTATCTTGTATAATTACCCTTTAATGCATAGCAACCGAAACACGGTGAGCTCTCAACCTTCCGAAGTTTAGCGCCCGTTTGGCATTCCCACGCCGGGAGGCTGTAACTTAAGCCCGGCATTTTTGAAGTTTTTGTAAATGAGCCCGTAATTTTTAAAGCATCTTTTATTAGCATTTATTTCTCCTGTATAATTAATAGTACTATTTAATTGTGTCCGAATTAAGGCTTGCCGCTTGATGCTTGACGCTTGAAGCTCGGGCCCTGGTTCCTGGCCCGTGGAGCTTGAAGCTTTTGAAAAAGCGCTCGCAGCTGGCAAGATAGGATCGCGGCAGGTATCTATGATCTTGTAGAAAGTAGTGAGTTAAATCTCTATGTTTAATTCTTTTCATTAGTTTAAATCCTCCTTCCTGGATCCAGCGGTTACAACTCTTAGAGAATAAGATCTAAATAGATTCTCGTCCCATTTTTTAACATCTGGAATTTTTTCCTCCATTTTTCCTCTGATCAGTTTCCAGTCTTCATCGCTCATTGTTTTTACAAATTGCGTATATTGTTCTTTGGTATATTTACCCATTTTATTCTCCTGTATGTTTAATAAAGTGTATTATTTAATTGTGTTCATATTAAGGCTTGCCGCTTGAGGCTTGAAGCTTTATTCAATTACCTCCTCAATATCATCTATACTTAAAGCGTCACCATTCTCAGTGCGCTCATTATCCCATTTATTCATATCAGTAGCTAAGGCAATTTTTTCCGCTTCCTCCGAACTGCCGGCTTCTACTTCAATTTCATAAGTTGTGTATTGTGTTTGTCCTGCTGTTATTTTAAATTTTGTCATGGTTCCTCGCTGTGTTAAAATCATACCAACCACTGCTCTCTAAATAATCGATTGCTTTTTTCAAGGCGATCCTAAAATGTTTGGTTCTGTATTCACCCGGACAATCTTCATCCGCATGACACGCCAACCAGGCCATCATATCGCAAATTTGATTTTCTTTTTCAGTAAACTTTTTTGTCATTTATTTCTCCTTTATTGATTAAGTACTTATCCTATATTATCCATGAACCATTGTCAAATCTTTTTTTAATTTATATACAACTACAGGTTGCAGCGCTTGGCGCTTGGCGCTTGGCGCTTGTTGCTTGGTGCTTTTTTCTTTTTTTTCTTTTTTTTCAACCTCAGGTTGTATGGGCCCTTGCGGGCCCAACATTCTATATTTTAACAGCTATGTAAGCTGTTTCATTCAAGACATCTTTTTCTTTTTTGTCCCAATATCTTTTTAGTCTTTTTTGTACTAGTCTTATTTTTGATTTAAATAAGATCTTGTTGTCTGTTGCTTTAGTTGGTAAAGGGTCCAAGTTCCAATCACAGCATGTATTCATGACATGGTCCCTTAATTTTTTTATTTTATCTCCGCCTAGTATAACGGACGCGTGGGCAATATTACCTGTGAAATAAGTATACTTATCTCCCAGCTGTGCTGTGCTTAACCATGTATCAAATTGTTCTATTTCTTCTGTCATATTTTCCTTGGGTTATGCTGGGACCATTGCTGGCCCCAGCGGGCTCTACTAATGAATGACCGTTTCCGATCCCAGATCCATTAAAGGCCCATGAATAAATTCCTGGTACTTACATAATGGATCAGGGATCAGTAGCAGGAGAGGTATAAAGAAACCTGCTATTGAGTCCTACTTGCTTTTGCTGGTGCAAGTCCCATTAAGATTTATAGTTTTAAGAGCCGATAAATCTTTAAATGTGGGCTATGTCATTTATAACATAGGACAATTAATAAACAAGATATTTATTTTACTTAAATGCAAATAAACTTCTTGACAGTGCTAAAATTATTCATTACCATTGGATGGTGGCTGGGGATGGTGGTATATATATAAACAATTCAACTTCAGGTTGTATTACACATAAGGCAAATTTTAACCCTTGACACCTATCCTATTAATGCTAGGATAGGTTATTAATTAATACAGGAGAAATAACATGGGAACACTAGTAGAAAGACTAAAAAAAGAGTTCATTACAAATGGGTGGGAAAAAAAACAGGCCACTGTTAAATCGCATGAGTATTGTGAGAAGTATAATATTTGCCGATCGTGTAGTAAAACTATAAAAATAGGGGAGAAAAGTTGGAAACAAGGTTATTGCGTGGGGTGTTGTTAATGACTGAACAATTAATGTATGAACTATTTTTTATAGCAATGTTATTTGGATTAATAGGTTTAAGATTATGGAGTGATAAAAAATGACACAATTAAATGACGAACACTTTGAGGTGCATACAAAGAATAGAATGGAAGCAGATAAAAGAAAGAAAGACAAATATATAGAGGATAGACTAAAAGTGTTAGAGAAAGCAATCGAGAGCCATGCTAAAATCTTGGCTAGATTACAGACGGCCGAAGGGGATTAATAACAGTTGACACCTATAATGGATAGTATAGGATAGGGATATATTAACTTATACAGGAGAAATAATATGACAAGAACAATTAAAGCCGAGTACATGCCAGGAGGCGAGAGACGTCAAGAGATGTTAGACAAAGCAGTTGACTACATCAAGACACCTGGACAAACTCAACAGATCAAACATGAGTTCTGTTTAACTTATCTTAAAATGACAGAGACCGAGTATCTTGAAGCGCTTAACTCGGCGACCAATGGCGCAATGGTCAAGGATCTTTGGAATTAACATTTGACAAGGCTAGCCTATTAATATAGGCTAGCCCTATAACAAACATACAGGAGAATACAAATGACACAGACAAACACAACAGCAGAGTTCAAGATTATCACAGACAAAAAAGATGAGCCAGATTATAAGGCAGTGTCTAAGTTTGTTGGTGGAATGGTTGAGGTTGTATCAATGCCGAATGGTGACTTACTATTATTAAATGAAGAAGGTAAGATGATGGGGTTACCCATTAACCAAGAAGCGACAACGTTATGGCGTACTACATTTACTAAGGATAAATATTTATGGGGACATGATGACTTTGTTGCGGGACCAACAATACTAATTAAGAAGGACGCCCTTAATACTTGGGCTAACTAAACCGAACACCAACTGTGTGGTCCTGTAGGACCACACTCACACGCACAGGTTGCGCCCCCTATCACAGCACATAATACATAAACCATAGAGGTACCAGACGCGATCCGAAAATTCGCGCGCGCTCAGTAATCGACTTCCCTTATATAAAAAGGGGTCCCAATATTTCGGACTATATAGCTTGATTTAGACAGTTAGAGGGTGTATAAAACTTCTCCACCTTAAAAAGTGCAAAAAATATTATAAAAAATTTAAAATGGATTTAAATAACTTAGATATAAGCAAATTACCGACCGACATTAGAAAACAATTCAAGCAATTAAGATTACTTCACACTGAAAAAAAGATACAAAACAGGGCAAAAGAAGATTTTATGTCCTTTGTTAAGTGCGTTTGGCCCGAGTTCATTGAAGGTGCGCACCATAGAATAATTGCTAAAAAATTTAATGATCTTGCAACTGGTAAAATAAACAGATTAATTGTTAATATGCCACCTAGACATACTAAGTCTGAGTTTGCATCTTTTCTTCTTCCCGCCTGGATGGTGGGCCGTGAGCCTAAGCTCAAGATTATACAGGTCACTCACACCGGGGAGCTTGCAGTAAGATTCGGTCGTAAAGCAAAACACTTAATTGACAGTGAAGAATATTCTAAAATTTTCAAAACTACATTACAGGAAGATAGTAAGGCCGCTGGGAGGTGGGAAACAGCACAAGGCGGCGAGTATTTCGCTGCAGGTGTCGGTGGAGCAATTACTGGACGGGGTGCTGACTTATTAATTATAGATGATCCTCACTCGGAGCAAGATGCGATGTCAAAAGACGCATTTGATAATGCTTACGAATGGTACACATCCGGTCCGAGACAAAGATTACAGCCAGGAGCAAAAATCGTGCTCGTTATGACACGGTGGAGTAAAAAAGATTTAACAGGAACTTTATTAAAGAACCAAGGCAATGTAAAAGGGGATAAATGGGACGTTGTTGAATTTCCGGCAATCTTGGACCACGGACCAAACGAAGGTCAACCGGTTTGGCCTGAATATTGGAAGTTAGAAGAGCTTGAAAAAGTAAAAACGACTTTGCCCATAGGTAAATGGAACGCGCAGTGGATGCAAAAGCCAACTTCTGAAGAAGGAGCGATAATAAAACGTGAATGGTGGCGAAAATGGGATCGAGACACGTTACCAGATATAAGTTATGTTATTCAATCGTATGATACTGCCTTTTTAAAAAAAGAAACTGCCGATTTTAGTGCGATCACGACTTGGGGTGTATTTCATCCTGAAATTGATGGTCCCGCTAATTTAATTTTAATGGATTGTCTAAAAGATCGATTTGAATTTCCAGAATTAAGACGTGCAGCTCTTGAACAATATAAATATTGGAATCCTGACATGGTGGTCATTGAACAAAAAGCGTCCGGAACACCACTGACCCATGAATTTCGTCAAATGGATATTCCAGTTATGCCCTTTACTCCGAGCCGAGGAAATGATAAGCATGTAAGAATAAATTCATGTGCACCTCTTTTTGAAGCGGGTTTAATCTGGGCTCCAGATATGCGTTTCGCAGAAGAAGTGGTGGAAGAATGCGCGGCATTCCCACATGGAGATCATGATGACTTGGTTGATTCTATGACTATGGCTGTTATGCGATTTAGACAGGGTGGTTTTATAACTCACCCCGAAGATTATGTAATTGAAAAACAACCGCCTAGAAAAAGAGAATATTATTAAGTATGCCAAAAACAATAGACACAACAATAGCAGCATTAAAGTATATCCATGCCGTAGCTAGAAAAATTCTTGCTAAAAGAGGAAAAGGTATTGCATCTATTGCTAGTAAAGGTGAAGCTGAATCTAAAGCTGGTGAGATCGCAGCAATTTTTCAACAATCTGGTTTACCTATGAATAGATTAGATGAATTTATTAAAAGTGAAAAGGATGTTACTAAATATTTAAATTTAATTGAAGAGGCTACAAAAAAGCCACTTGTAAAATTTGATAATGATGACTTAAGTACTATGTCACCAGATTCAGTTGAAGGAAGAAGAATTTCTGATCTTTTACTTAGGAAGAAAAAATCAGGAGACGTAATAGATTTCCCTCCGGAAAGAATTACAGATTGGACTAAAGAAAGACCAGGACGTGCGGATCTTCCAGAAATACCTAAAAAAACAGATCCTGCATTATATGAAGATAGAGGCGGAAATATAATTCCTGCACAATTTAAAGATGTAGTAAAAGAAACAGATGAGCAAATAATTGCAAGAATTAAAAAACAAAATAAAGAGGCGGCTGAAAGACTTAGAAATAAAAAAGATCCAGATGAGCCAGAAGGTTTTTACCAAGGAGGCCAAGCACAAATAAAACCCGATCTTTCAAACATAGGCCACGGTTCGGATGCTCTGATGGCAAGAAATATGTTAATAGCCCCCGGATCTCAAGCAACGACTTCAACAGGTTTAAGTTATTTGTTAGGTGAAGATAATGACACGACTAGAGTTCCTTACAACGAAGGTAATACGGTTTTACCTCAACCTAAGCCCAGTAAAGATTATCAAGTATTACAAATTTTAAATAAACAACCCGAAGCTGCTTTAAAAACTTTAGGAGCTGAAACTATGTTTAATTTAATACATGAACATGCCCCGAAGGCATTTGAAAATGGAGATATTTCAAAAGAAGAGTATGATAGAATGATGGAACCTTTTTCTAATGGAGGTACAGAAAAATTACAAAGTATAAAAAATTCAGAAGACTTATATTTAAGTAAGTATGCAGAAGGTGGTGTAGCAGGATTATTGGGAGAAAGAACAGGATACGCTCAAGGTATGGATGTGGTTAGAAACCAAAAGAAAGAAATACCCGAAGAAATAAAAAAAAAGATTTTTGAAATGATGATGGGTAGCCATAATTTAGGAAAAGTTATAGAAAATTCAGAGAGAACTAAAAGTAGAATTGGTCCAGAGGGGGTAAAAGCTTATGGTCTTGCAGATGGAGGTAGAACGGGATACAAAGAGGGAGAAGATGTTTTTATTGGTCCTAAAAGAAAAAAGAAAACTAAAAAAGAATTAGAAGAAGAAAAAAAATTAAGAGCACAACTAGAGGCTTATCTTGAATCACAGACAATAAATCTTCCAGAAGAAAACCCATTAAAAAAATATCAACCAACAGACTACAGTCTTTATGGAGGGTTTATGGATAATATAAAAACGGAGGGAGACCGTACTGGAAATGTTATAAATGATTTTAATAATATTAATATTGATCCTAGAGACGCAAGAGTAGGTTTTAGTAGGGATAACCCTAAAAATGATTCATCATTTGTAGCAGGCGTTGGACCAAGTGGTTTTAATATTGGTTTTACAAAACCATTTGCAGAAGGCGGTCTAGCAGGATTATTAGGAGAGGGTCCAAGATCCACGGACCACGGACCACGAACCAATTACAAAGAAGCAGGTGTCGTAGATAAAATTGGTGGAATGGTAAATTATAAGAACGTACCTCATTATCTTGCTAAGCCTTTAAAAGGAGTAACTAATATAGCTGAATGGGCGGGTAGACTTCCGTTCGCAACAGCCAAGTTAGCTTCCGATATAATCAGAAAACCTTTATTTAAACCAGGAGATAGAGTAGAAGGATTACCTGGCCTTGGAGCAAAATTTGTTGGGAAGGAAATGTTTAACGAGTTTATCAACAATATGACACCCGGTGCATTAGCGGAAAACCTTGGGCTAACTGCTTTAGCAGATAAAACTGGAAAAAATTTAACAGATGAAGCAAGATCTGTTGGAGACCTCTTAGAATCATTGGGAGAGTTTGCTAATATGGGTGGAATCCTTTCTGCTGGAAAAAATTTATTTAAAGGGCCTGATTTATTAAAGAAGTTAAGTCAGTCAATTGGTAAAGTAAAAGATAATAAGACTTTAGAAAAATTAGTTGATGAAACTTTAACTGCTCGAGGAGAAGGTAGAAGAGATTTTAATAAGTTAGTTGCTTCAGGAGGCTTAATGGTTGCTTTACAATCAATTGGACTTGGAGGAATTAAAGCTGCTAAAACAAAATCAGCTCCGGATGCAGTTTTTACATTAAAAACTATTATTGATGATTCTGACGTGATGACAGAAAATGGTTTGATGGCAATTGGACGTGGTGACTATCCAATGATTGATGTAAGCGGTTTAACCGATGCAGTTAAAAAATCTTTAGCGGTTATTATGAAAAATAGTAAAAGTATTAAAAATAAAGTTAAAGTTAAAGGTGGTAAATTTACGGATGATTATGAAGATATTCCTACTGAGGAAGCAGCTTATATAATGGAAGAATTACAAAAAAAAGGACATAACGTAAAATTAGAACATTACGATGATATGGGAGGTCAAGGTGTTGACGACCTATTAAATAAATATAAAAACAAAGATAAAACATATGGAAAAGATAATTATGATAAATTTTCAAAGAGAGTTGCCAAAATGACAGACAAAGAAAAGTTTGCCTATCATTCATCCATCACAGATGATTCTGGTAATTATTATGATGAGTTCGTAGAAGAATTATTAGATATGAATTTTAAGAATAGTACTAAATAATGACAAAAGAAAATTTAACACTTGTAAAAAACATGAAACATGTTAAATGGAAGGACATTCCACCATTAAGGGGACCTAATTCTCAAGGGTTGATTAAAGAGAGAAAACAAGATAAACCAATACAGGATAAAAAATATGGCAGATATAGATAAGGCTCTCCCTAATACATTAGTACCTAATGAACTTTCAGAAGAAGTTAACGTTGAGGAAATTGAAGAGACGGGACAAGGGCCAGTAGAAATTACAGATGAAGAAGATGGTGGAGCAACTATCGACTTTGATCCAAATGCAGTACAAGGGCCAGATGAAAATGATCCATTTGCAAATTTAAATGATCTTCTTCCAGAAGACGTTACAGATATTATTGGTAATGAATTACAAAGCGATTATGCAGAATATAAAACTTCTCGTGCAGATTGGGAAAGAACTTATATTACTGGATTAGATTTATTAGGATTTAAATACGATAATAGAACAGAACCTTTCCAAGGAGCGTCAGGTGCAACTCACCCTGTTCTTGCAGAAGCGGTTACACAATTTCAAGCATTAGCTTATAAAGAATTATTACCTTCAGATGGACCTGTTAGAACTATGGTTATGGGTGCAGCAACACCTCCAAAAGAAGCACAAGCTCAAAGAGTTAAAGATTTTATGAACTATCAATTGATGGATCAAATGAAAGAATATGAGCCTGAGTTTGATCAAATGTTATTTTATTTACCTCTATCAGGATCAACATTTAAAAAAGTTTATTATGATGAGTTATTAGGCAGAGCTGTATCTAAATTTATTCCAGCTGATGATTTAGTAGTTCCTTATACAGCAACTTCATTAGATGATGCAGAAGCAGTTATCCATGTTTTAAAAATATCTGAAAATGATTTAAGAAAACAACAAGTATCGGGTTTCTATTCTGATATAGAATTAGCAAAACCACAAGATTCAGTTACGGATCAATTAAAACAAAAAGAGAGAGAAATAGAAGGAGTTACAAAATCGCAAAGAGTAGAATCAATGTACACTTTAATTGAGTGTCATGTTAATTTAGATTTAGAAGGTTTTGAAGATATGGGTCAAGATGGTGAGCCCACTGGAATTAAATTACCTTACATTGTAACAATCGAAGAAGGTAGTAGAAAAGTTTTATCAATTAGAAGAAACTTTAAACCTGAAGACCCTAAGAAAAATAAAATCCAATATTTTGTTCATTTTAAATTTTTACCAGGACTAGGTTTTTATGGTTTAGGATTAATTCATATGATTGGGGGTTTGAGTCGAACTGCAACTTCAGCTCTTCGTCAGTTATTAGATGCAGGTACATTATCAAATTTACCAGCAGGATTTAAACAAAGAGGCGTTAGAGTTCAAGATGACGCTACAGCGATTCAACCAGGAGAATTTAAAGATGTAGATACTCCAGGGGGTAATCTAAAAGATGCTTTCGTATTCTTACCTTATAAAGAACCCTCACAGACTTTATTACAGTTGATGGGGATTGTAGTTCAAGCAGGACAAAGATTCGCATCAATTGCTGACATGCAAGTTGGTGATGGGAACCAACAAGCAGCTGTTGGTACAACTGTAGCTCTTTTAGAACGGGGTTCAAGAGTGATGTCAGCAATCCATAAAAGACTGTACTCTTCACTGAAGAATGAATTCAAATTACTAGCAAATATTTTTAAAACTTATTTACCACCAGAATATCCTTATGATGTTCCAGGGGCATCGAGAAATGTTAAAGTTACAGATTTTGATGACAAGGTAGATATTTTACCGGTAGCTGATCCAAACATATTTTCAATGAGTCAAAGAATATCAATGGCACAAACACAATTACAATTAGCTCAATCTAATCCACAAATGCATAATATGTATATGGCTTATAGAAATATGTATTCAGCAATTGGTGTAAAAGATATAGATTCAATATTACCTGCGCCACCACAAAATCAACCGAAAGATCCGGCGTTAGAACATATTGATGCAATGGGTCAGAAACCTTTTCAAGCGTTTCCAGGTCAAGATCACAGAGCGCACGTTACAGCACACTTAAGTTTTATGGCTTCTAATTTTGTTAGAAATAATCCAAGTATAACTGCAGCGTTATCTAAAAACATTTTAGAGCACATTTCAATCATGGCCCAAGAACAAGTACAATTAGAGTTCCCACAAGAAATGCAAATGTTACCACAAATGCAACAAGCGGCTGTTCAGAATCCTCAAGCTCAACAACAGTTTCAACAAATCTCACAAAAGATTGAAGCAAGAAAAGCTATTCTAATTGCTGAAATGACTGAAGATTTTATGAAGGAAGAAAAATCTATCACTGATCAATTTGATCATGATCCATTATTAAAACTTAAAGAAAGAGAAGTTGATCTTAAAGCAATGGATGCTGAACGTAAGGCAAAAGAAGACGAAGCTAGACTAGGTCTTGATAAAATGAAAATGATGCAAGCAAAAGCACTCAATAGTGAAAAACTAGAACAAAATGAAGAACTAGCTCATTTAAGAGCTGATACAGCTATGGACAAAGCGTTAATGTCTGCTGAAGTAAAACTAACATCTGATGCTATGAAAGCTAGAGATGTTAATCGCTTGAAAGGTCCTCGATATTAGTATATTAACTTAACAGGAGAAAAATATGAAAATAACAAAAGCAGTTGGAGTAAACAAAGATGGTTACGCTAGTGGCGGAGTTAAAGTAGAAACGTCTTCTCAAAACTTGCATTTAGATCCTAGATCTCAAACAAGTATCAGAGGAAGAAACTACATTGCTCAAGGTGACACAGTAACTGTTAAAGGTACAAAGACTAGAAAACCTGTAAAAGCTACTTGGTTTTAATATGTGGTTTTCGGCAATTAAATTAGCCGTTTCTGCAGGCTCACACATTTACAAAAATAAGCAACAAACTAAAATGCTTATGTCGGATGCTGCGATGAAACATGCTCAAAAAATGAGTACTGGAGAATTAGAGTATTCTGGAAAATTACTAGAAGCTAGACAATCAGACTGGAAAGACGAATTTATTTTAGTTTTATTGTCGATTCCGATTGTAATGTTAGGATGGAGTGTCTGGTCAGATAATCCTGTACATATGGAGAAAATGGAGATATTCTTTGTACACTTTGGAAATTTACCGTTTTGGTACCAAACAATTTTTGTCGGAGTAATTGCATCTGTCTATGGACTTAAGGCAACAGATCTGATAAAAAGAAAATAACTTAAAGGAAAACAATTATGAGTAAATTATTTAATAGACCAAACTATGAATTTGGTAAAAAAATAGCTTCAGGTATAGGTCAAGCTATCAATAAAGTTAAAACAAAAATTAATACAAGAAAATTAGAAAAAATAAAAAGCAGCAATAGTATTGCTGAACAAAAAGCTAAAGCTTCAAAAGCAAAATTAGGTCAAACTGTTTTTGAAATGGAAAATAAGATGCCTATTACTTTTAAAAGTAAAGCAGGAAAATCAGAATCAAATACAGAATCCTATAAAAGAATACAAGGAGAAAATACTAAAGTAATTAAAGGCATGCTTGACAAAGCAACTGGAAAAAAATAATGGCTAAAGATTACAAACCAAATAAAAAATCATTAATAGGTGATAAAACAATGAATGATGAAACTATGAGAGTTAATCATCCTGAAGATCACCCTGATGTTGTAAATATTTCAAATAAAGAATCCGATAAGATGAAGAAAAAAATGTTGGGTGGTGTAGGTATGATAGGTGACAATTATAAAAAAGATAAAAAAATAGATGCTAAAGCAACTAAAAAAGCTAAACGTTTTGCGGATACAGTTCAAACAATAGTATCTAAAAAAAGGTCTGCATCAGAAGGTTCGTTTTCTAAAGGTGGCAGAGCCGGTTATAAACACGGTGGATGTGCTATCAAAGGTATAAGTCCAATATTAAAAAAATAAATGTTTAAATCAATTAAAAGTTTTATCTGTAAACTATTTTTTATCAAAGCATGTAAATGCGATGATGTAGTTATAGAAGAACCTTTAATACTTAAACCTACTCATTGTATAAGGCACACAAGATTTAGAGATTCATGTTTGGAGTGTAAGGGAGCAATAGCATAATGGCTAAAGCAAAAGGTCTATGGGCCAACATCAACGCTCGTAAGAAAGCCGGTACTTCAAGAAGTAAAAAAGATTCTACAATAACAAAGAAAGCTTACGCTAATATGAAAAAAGGTTTTCCTAAAAAAACGAGTACAG